TTATTACCATATGTTATAGATTTTATAGACCCGTCTTTATTAGTATTGAAGATAACTTTTTCGCCCTTTTTCGCCTGTGTCTCTTCCATGGCTTTTATAGTTTTTTTACTAAATTCTCCCATAATTTATTCCTGAAGTGGGGGATAGGCAAAATCATGGAGTTCTTGCATCCGTTTAATTGCTTCTTCGTGGCTCGGGCCTGATCCATTATACGCTTCCATGAAAGAAGGATTTCCGTGTAACTGCGCTATTTCAGATTTGGCCTGATCTGGAGTAAGTACTGACTTACCTTTTCTTCCGGCCTTACCTTGAGAACTAGTTTCTAGGATCTGTGATCCTACGTTTGCTGCGAACTTAATCATCTCTGGATGGTTACCTAAACGAGATTCATTCAAATAATCTTTTAATTCTGGTGTTCCAAATTCTTCTATTGCTGTCTTAGCTGCTTCAATCTGATCAGTATAAGCTAACCCAAAATCTTGTCGTATTTGAGTGTCCCATGCTTTTTCATTATCAGCGGTTGTTTTTACTTGCTGTTCTTGAAACTGACCTGTAAATTCGTTATAAGACTTATACATATGCTGTGCTTGCTTTTGACTTAAACCAGCGTCATGCATTGATTTTCTAAAGAAATCTTCCATCTGATCATTCTTCTCAAATCCTTCTGGTATCGTTGATACGTCAAACTCATAACCTTTACCAGCATCACCTAGTGGTCGACCTACTGAATCATAAAATTGAGACCATTCAGCTGGTGACGCCTCTGTAGTAGGCATGGGTAATCTTTGTTGTCCGATCATTTCTTGCGCTGAAATATAAGATTTAGCCATACCGTCAAGATCGCTAATATCTTTCAATGCAGTATGTTCCTTAAATTCAGGGGCTAAATGATCTTTAAAATTAAATTGTCCCTCAGTAAGGGCTGTACTTGGTTCTGCTACTTCAACAGCTTCAGCTGAAGCACCGCCATCATCCGTTGCCATAAATAATCTCCTGTTCGATTTCTTCCATTAAAGTATGAAAGTAGCTTGGATCTTTATTGATAAATTTTATTAAAGCTAATACTACTGATCTCTTTCCATCTCTATTAGCAGTGTCACAACAACTCTGCCCTGCATTATATATAGGTTCTATCACATATTGAGTCTTAATTAAATGTTTTAATACCCGTTTCCCAGAGGGAGTACTAAAAATAGCCACGCAATCATCATGAATTGCTGACCTATCTTCTATCATTTTATTTTTCATTTAGCAGCAGCTCCTTGCATTAGATTTTGAGCTTTAGCTACGTCAACTCCACCCGTCGCCGCTCTTTCCATGTCTTGTTTTTGCATTTCTGCTTGTTGAGCTTTCATCCTGGCTTGCCTAATTTCATCTACTTTTTCTTTAGGTTCTAGAATAATTTCAGGAGCATCAAGTAAATCGTGGGCCCATTCAAAATACTTATCTCCATTAAAATTATCTGCCATTTCAGGTTTGATATTAATTAATGGAATAAATGCTTCAAGTAATCGAGTAACATTCTGTAGTTGACTTGATTTCTGGGCCCTAGCCACAGGAGAAGAATATGCTATATCTATACCACGACCTTCAAGGACTGCTGGTAAAGGAGGGATTATTTTTTGTCTGTTAGCTATATGATAAGTTCTTCTAATAAGAGGAGCTAAAAATTCAACTTGCATCCTTCCAGTCATTGGAGCAATATTCCTCATCTTCTCTTCTTGTCTAGTCATTACTTCAGTGGCCGTCATTTCAGGACCACCTTCTTGCATCCTCATAACATCTATATGAAACACTCTCATAATATGTTCATGGCGATGTTTCAATAAGTCAAATCCAATATCAAGTCTTCCAGCGACAGGTAATGGTTCTATTCTATCAGCAGATCCGGATCTATAAAAGTTTATTCCTGCAGGTGTTGTTCTAATAGGAAGAACAAATCCGTCATCAGGAACCATCAAAGGAGGATCAGTTACTTTTTGTCCGGATTTAATAATGGTCTTCATCATTTCATTAACCATTTTTATATCAGGAAGTGCTGTGGACCCTGGTCCACGGCCATAGATTTCTTCAGCAGTTTTCTGCCAACGAGGAACTACGTACGGAAAAACATCGTAACCAGATTCTTCAAGGATTGCTTTCTCACTTCCAAGGAAGATGAAAACAGAAACATATTCCTTGTTAGTATTCTTAACAGAATCCGGTAAGAAGTCATCATTAGGTTCCACGGCGTGTAAACACTCGTGCTCCTCGTAAGGTTTCTTTTTAAACTGTTCTATTTGTTCAGGAGAAAAACGGTCAGTATATTTTTCTAATATCTGACGAGCAGTCATCATATACGTTCTATAAACTGTATTTACTTTACCATCCATTCCTTCTGCTATATAACAGTTTCCTAAATGGAATGTCTGAAACGTAATCCCTGAAGGTAAATCCTCAATCATCATGACAGATGTTCCAAAAGCACCTATATCTAAATAGAGTTCATGGGTCTGTGGCGTAAAGTTTGTGTGAGGAGAATTAAAAACATGGTCATATAAAATAGTTTCAACTTGTTCTAAATAAGCTCTAACAGGTTTTTCTTGATCTAAATCTTTATCAGTACATCTTAGTTTAAACCATCTTTGTGTAGGAGACGTTAAAAAACCAGCAAGTCCTGCTGCTAATTGTTCGTTTGCCCAAGGTCCTGTACCGTCATATATAAGATCCGTTCTAGGAGTACCTTTAGCTCGTGTTACAGTAAAATCTCCTCTATTAGGAAGAATGTATTGCGTAATATCATTCCATATTCCTTCCCAATTAGACCTTAATGTTTTTAACTGCTCATATCTTCCTGTATATATGTCAATCTTATCTCGGTCAGTAGTACTAAGCATTTTATCCTGCTCCAAGTTTTGTTCTTAAAATATCTGCTTCTTCACCTAACAACATTCCTTTACGATTTGATTTAGTAAGGACTGTTTGTTTTCTACCTTCTCTTGCTTGTTGTACTGTTTTATATGCTTCACGAGATTCAGCGATAGCAGGATCTTCAGCTTTAGGAGCAGGAGGAGGAGCAGGAGGAGGAGCTGGAATAGAAGGTGATCCGCCCATAATTATAATCCTATGATGTTATATTCATGCACTGCATGGGTTGGTAATGGCTCTCTTCTTTGTGACTCTCTCTTAACTGAAAGAGCTAAATATCTAAGAGCGTCCATAAAATCAGAAGTCCAATCATGATAAGGCCTGTCATTAAAGCACCTTTTTTTATCATCCCATTCTTTTCTATACTGTCTGGCTGCTTCAATAAGATGCTCCGTATTTTTATCTTCATTCCAATATATCCTCGACATTATAGAACGAACTGCTTCAATACCATCTTCTATAGAAACCTTTGGAACTACTCTAAACCGAAGTCCTAATGATTGAGCTGTCTCAAGTCTAGTTCGACCTGTACTTAAATCTTTTACTTTTATATCGTGAGGAGCATAATGATTTCCATAAACATATTGGGACCGATGTCCGGTCTCTAAAACATTTATGTAATGGGATAAACCCTCACCTGAATTAGAATAACAATCTATTATTCTAATCTGTAAACCATGCATTTGGTAAAATAAAATAACAGTCTGATCACCTATACCTAGATCCCAAGCAGTGTTGACCATCAACTGACTGTCATAAGGAAACAAACCAATGCGCCCAGTATCTAATGCATGCGACATATGGTTACCATAATATGCGCCTACAAGCGCTGCGTCGAACGAACAGAAAAATTCCTGTTGAATTAACTCTTCAGGCATTCCAGCCATGCGCTCTTCGTCTATGGCTTCTTCCTTAACTGCCATTGTATCATTAACTGATAGAACTTGTGTAAACCATTTAGGATTTTTTTTCGCATGGTTCAATAAAGTATAACCATGGTTTCTTCCACGAGGAGTATATATAAAGACAGCCCACCCCTCGTTCTCTAATAAGATGGGTCTAATGTAATCCCAAGCACGTGGATCTTGTAGGGCGTACTCGGATAGAATAATCCCCACAGGATTAGCACCAACCAACCTATCAGGATTATCCGACCCAACCACTTGATAAATTGATCCTGTCTTAAATGTAACCCGCATCTCCGTATTATTGATAGCACTGATGTTCTCCTTAGGAAAATGGTCCAAAAACTTTCTTCCATCTTTTGTCATACCCTCCCAGGCGATCTTACGACCCTGATTATATGTAGGGAATAAATGCCAATATAATCCAGGTCTCATAATGCTACATACACTAATCCAATTTATTCCAGTTAGATCTTTCCCAGCACGACGGTGCCATACGCATATAGCCCGCTTCCCTCCGGATTCGAGGTACTGGAATAAAGGCAATTGATACTCTCTTGGAGTCCAATCACAAGGTACTTTAACTTTAGGCATTAAAGAGCCGTATTGTCAGATTCAACTGCCATAACTTTAACAGTCATGGGCCCAGATATACCGTTATACTGCAAATCAACAGCATCACCCGGACCGTATAACATCTCAAACTGGTACATCGTGTTCGCTGTCGTCATTGTTCCCAGAATTATCGTCTGGCTTACGCTGTTGTTTACTACTATCGCTCTCAGGTTTGAGCTCCCGGTCGCTGGTGTCACTTGGATCGTTATCTTTAACGGTCTCCCGTCCTTGTGGTTCACCTTCCCGTCGTATTCGAACGGGGAGCTGAATAGATCCGTGTCTACTGCTTTCGATACTTTGTTGATCGTGCCCAGTATTCGTGAGGCCATTACTCATTCCTCCAAAGTTAATGATTTGGAACCCAAGCGGGGTTCCATCGCTCGATACATTGTGCTCCATGGCCCTGAGCTTAGGCGCGACATATTGCGCCAACTCCTTAAGACATGGAACTCGTACCTCAACTCCATAAAAATAGTCTCCATCTGAATTCCTCTTTGTACAGATTTCAGCCAACCCTTCAAAAGGGTCCAACCCCATCCTATGTAAGATCTCTCTAACATGCGGCGTCCTCTTGGTAATAGGTGATTTACCTTTGTTTTTAGAAACTCTATTTACAGATTTGTCTATGGGTTTTGCCATAACTATTTAATTATACACAATTTAATGTAACGTGTTAACTTTTTTTTCTAAGTTAGATATTAAATAATTTACCCTATTCCAGGGAGCGGGTAGTAAAAGAATTTTGTTTAATGTCTACGAGGGCCCCCCGGGGGCCCTTTTTATGAATAGTTGAATTTAGTATCCAGTGTTCAGAGCACTGGACATCCCACAATGAAAGGAGGTGATGCTTATGACAAGTCATGAAGAAGAACAGCTGTGTGCTCGCAAGATGGTGTTGTGGGTACAAGAGCGAGGTACTTATAGCGCTGAGAACCAGGCTATAACTGCCAAGCTGATGGCTGAACCGGCATGGGAGTACCTTGATGAAGAGGGTTTCATCAAGAAGGTCCATGACGTGTTCGATCGAGCCGTCGCCAGTCTCTAACATATTGTTAGTGACTAACCCGGAAGGACTCTGAATCCTTCCATAACAAGAGGTATCATTATGAAAGCAACACTAACAGTTCAAAAGTCCATTGTGATTCCTATCAAGCATGAGGCTGAGGGTGATCATCTAGGTGATGTGCTTATGCACATTATCATGGATCATCTTGAGTATGAGAATTCACGCTCTGAGCACGAACGCGCTGAACTATCAAAAATCGAAGTTTCTTTCGATGATGATGATAGAGCTCGCTTCAACTTTGACGAGAATTCACGTCGATCATTTGATAAGAATTACAAGGTAGTACAATAATAACAATAAACTAAATTATACGAGACAACAAAGGAGGTGATAACTTATGATCGAGAAAAGACGAACTTGTCTAGATTGTGGCTCTCCGCTACAAGCGTTCGTAGCGCATGATCCAGATCTACTTGAGGTCTTTATTGACGATGATCATTTCACGGTGTATCATTGCCAATCATGCGAGAAGTCAGAAGTCGAGCATGATAGAGACTCAAGAGGTGAAGTACTTATTATAGATGAAATACTCTAAAGTAAGTAGTAAACGGGTGCGCGACCCGATCTCGCGTAATAACTAACAAGGAGTTTTAAACTATGAGCACAAAAAATGAAGTACAAAATCAAACCGTCCCTGCTAACATCCAGGCCAAGATTAAGGCTCGGGAGTTGGAACAGAAGCGAGAGAAGAAAGCACGGAAGTACTCTCGTGAGTTCCGACTAGTCAAGCCCGCAGCTGAGGTCTTGAAGGGAGTTAGTACACCTCAACAAGTGGCTGTTGTGAAAGCAATCATCGCAGCCGTTAGTAAGGTGAAAACGGAATGGGTCTCATCAGATCAGGTCTTAGATGAACTGATGGACGTCGAGTCTGCTGGATTCCTCACGTTCAAGACGAGAATCAACTTGAACGAGGAATATGGTAAGCCATCGCACAGAGCAGCGTGCATCCAGGTATTGGCGTTCTATGAGAACCCAACCTGGAAAGATGGAAACTATGACGTACGATAGTATCTATAACTAGAAAGGAGAATATTATGTAGCACTAAATAAAATCTAAATAAGAGTAAACTAGAAGCCTCTATCAAAGTAGGAGGCCCGGAGTCTATTCACATTCATTGTGCGCGGCGGCCGGAGTTCCAAAAACCTTTCACCTCACGCAACGGGCCCGCGACCACCTGGTACCGCACATCTGTCCGCTTCCCAAGGCACAGGGCTCCCGCGCCAACAAACCAGGTATATTTAATGTTACCGGAAAATGGAAGAAACCAGATAGTTATTGGCATATTAGTATATAGGGAAAAAAAAAAAAAAAATTTTATTCGACCACGCATCCACGCCAATAGTCCAATAACTATAACCTAAGGCGTAAACAAAATCCTTTCTTTATAAGGTCTTATTTAATTATTGGAAAGATATTGGCACCCAAAGAGTTATTGGCAAAGGCCAATATATTTTCTCAATAATGGACTGTTTATGGGCTCTTGGTCCAAAAACTGATCAAAACAGCCAATACTGCCAATAACTGCCAATAATAATAATGTGTCGGAATATGGAACATTTTTGTTTACTTGCGGAACTACATAATATATAATAGATTTATAATAATTAAACATGGAGACCAACATGGAAGAATTTAGAAGAGATTCAGACACGTTAAAAGAAGATAATATTAATAGAAACGAAGCAGCAGCCGATTTCGATCAGTTATTTACGATGATTATAAATCTGCATGCGAAGTGGGGAACTAAATTCGACGGTTATCAACAAGATTTGTATATCGATCGAAAATGGACATTGCAGACGTTAGAGGATTTTATTGGTTCTTGGTACAACAACTATAATGCAGATGTTAAGCCTAAATCTATGACTGTGGACGGTGCATTGGACTATCACGCTAAGGCCCTGGATGTGATAAGGGAGGCGATTAATGCAACAAAATAAAGAGATCTACGACCGTTTAAACAAAACTGTCCAGGACGCAGAATATGCGTTCTGGGCGGTTGTCGCAGAAGAATACCAAGAGATTAAAACAGGTGATTGTGACCCTTTCGAAGCGATAAAATTCACAGAAAGTCTCAAGCGCCAAGTTATTTCATGGTATGTGAACAATATCGGTGAGAGAACAGAAGAAACTAAGAAGAAAGAAGAAGCGTATGAACAATATTTAAGGAGCTAGTATGAACCAGAACATCTACGAGCTAATGTGCGAAGAGTGGGATGGTTACGAAGAGAACTGGATTATTAAAATGCAGTCTGTAGGACTAGTAAAACAAGATTTAAATGAGACAGAATTAGAGCAATTGTGGGAATTAATCACGTATGGTC